AGTGTATGCATTGCATAAACGTAACATCACCTATGACACACAAGTACAATGACATCGGAGACTTCAGTGGTATACTTGAGCCAGGAGATGACAAAGGTGTTACAATTAGTGTAGGTGGTAAGCGTACACTGAAAATTGGTGACTTGTTTGGCACAGTTGTTGTTCCTTTCATGAAAGTAGAAACAGAAGAAGACTACGAACGTTTGGAAGAACTTGCAGGCGAGATGATTGACTTCTTTGCTGAGAATGCCCTTGAGCATGAACGCACAGGAGAGATGATTGAGCGTATTGGTATTGTTAACTTCCTTGAAGGCATAGGCTTAGATGTTGATCCTAACATGATTGAGAGTCCACGCTATATGAGTTACGTTAGAATGGACAAATGGGATGAAGAAGCAACCAAATGGTTTGAGAACAAAGCAGAGAAAGAGGCTGTATAATTGAATACTATTCAAAAAAGAGCATTTACTTGGTGGGACAAACTTCCTATGACTAACAAGGTTTGGTTTGGTCAAATGTATGGAAGGAGTCTCACTAACACAAGAATGATATGTTTAGCATATCAAGAACACGTAATAGAGAAAAGAAATCATTTGCGTATAGTTGAATAATGTACGGGCTCATATTCTTCCTACTTGTAGGAGATGTGCCCATAATAAAGTTGATAGGAACTTATGATACACATCAGGAGTGTTTGGTGAAGCAAATAGAACTACAACCTCATCTTCAGCCAACAGGAGAATATTTAGAATGTTGGCAACTTGCACCGGAGGAGTGATATGACATATATCTGTTCAGTTTGTAACAAAAGGTTTTTAAGTTTAATATATCATACTCCGGACAAGAGTCGACTATTCTGTTCACCAGAGTGCAGTCACAAATGGGTAACATCAAAGAAAAAGTAGGCGTACTGATTGCAGTATTGATATATGCGTTTGTCCTGAACACGTTTGCATTACACCCAGCATACGCAGAAGAAATATTATACGAAGACGATACAATAATTGTTAAATACAGTGGAGTGTATTCAAAACGCTCTGGTAATCCCATACAATTTAGAGAAGCACCCAATTGGACAGAGGAGGATTTCTTTGTTCAACAAGAAAAGTACTGTGAAGTAGGAGAGAAAGATGGCATACAGCGATAAGGTAATGGATCATTATGAGAATCCTCGCAACGTAGGTAGTTTTGATCCCAAGAAAGAAAACGTAGGCACTGGCATGGTAGGAGCACCTGCCTGTGGAGATGTTATGCGTCTACAGATCCAAGTAGGCGATGATGGAGTAATTGAAGATGCGAAATTTAAAACATACGGTTGTGGGTCAGCCATTGCCAGTAGTTCACTCCTTACCGAATGGGTTAAGGGTAGAACGCTTGAAGAAGCACAGCAGATTAAGAACACTGACATTGCTGAAGAATTGGCTTTACCGCCAGTTAAAATTCACTGCTCAGTATTGGCAGAGGATGCCATAAAAGCCGCGATTGCAGATCTACAATCTAAATCTTAATAACTATTGTTATGATTAAAGATTGGAATAAAGCAACGATCTGCAACGAAATATCAAAAATACGTTGGGCAGGTACTGATCCTAAAATGGATGGATATGTAACTTGGGGCTGTAAACAAGACCTTTATGAAATACTTTGGTTTGTAGAAGATGAGCTTGACAAAATGTCATCTTATGCAGGCGAAGAAGATTTTGTTAAACGTAGAGAACAGCACAAACTTTTAAAAACATTAGGTAAACAATGAAAATAACAATAGCAGGGTATGGCTTTGTAGGCAAAGCACATCGAGAAGTATTAAAAGACAAGCATGACATTACTATTGTAGATCCTGCTTGGCCAGAATACAATAAACCAATTCCGCAAGACACAGATGCAGTTATTGTTTGTGTGTCAACTCCAAGACGAGAAGATGGTTCGTGTCATATGGACAATGTTTACGAAGTAATTGAAGCATCACCTGATGTGCCTATTCTAATTAAAAGTACAATATCATTAGAAGGTTGGCAGATGCTAAAGGATACGTTTCCAAACGCAATGCTAAACTTCTCTCCAGAGTTCTTACGTGCGGCTACCGCAGTAGACGACTTAGCAACAGCAGACTATATGTTGATTGGCGGCAACTCTATTAACTTTTGGAATAAGGTATTTGATGTTGCTATTGAGATATGTGATGTTGAAGCACTTATAATAGCCAAGTACGCTCGTAACAGTTTCCTTGCTCTAAAGGTTGCATATTTTAATCAACTATATGATTTATGTAAAGCATTAGATGTCGACTACGAAGCAGTAAAACAATATACAGCAATGGACACTCGTATTGGAGATAGTCATACTTCAATAACAGCAGAGCGAGGCTTTGGTGGACATTGTTTCCCTAAAGATATAGACGCACTCATAAGAACAGCCCAACGAGATAACGTTGAGCTGTCTATTCTAAAAGAAGCAGTCGAATACAATAAGCGTATTCGTAAAGATTAACTTTGGCTGTTCTCTTTACCGCTTGCGTACATCTCTAAGTTAGCAATATAAAAGTTCATACCATGATCTGAGAAGTTATCAATGCTGCCTGCTTTGATACCCATCCACATACCACGCATACGATCTTTGAAACGCTGCCAACCTGTAGGCTTGCGTACATTGCCCCATGCATTCATATAATGTTCTGTACCATTGTGTCTGTATCCCATAATTGCTAACGGAACACGGGTGACTATGTCATTGTTGTTTACCCAGCGATGATGATCAATATTCATTGCTTTACAGTATCCAGGCCATCCTACTCTTGGAGAACCATATGTATAAACTTCTTCTGGATCTCTAATTGATTCTTCGTAATAACAACGACTTGCCATGATGGTAGTCATTGCCGCACCTAATGAATGTCCTGTAAACCATAGTTTGTTATCTTTGTTTACTTTACGTTGGATGTCTTCTAATATCATAGGCCATAGTTCGTCTACTTCTGCTTTAAATCCTTTATGTACACGACTTACTGTTTCTGCTACTACAGGAACAGCATTTAAATCTGCTTTGATATCATTAAACTCGCTTGGTTGTGTGCCTCGACATGCAATAACCATGTCGTATTTGTTTTGGAAACGATATGCTTGTGCGCCGTCTCTGTTATAAAACTCAACTGTTCCAAAACCTAATTTTTTTACTTGCTTTTTTACCTCTGTGATGTTATCATTATACGCTATACTACTAAGTTTAGCGAATAATAAAGAACGTTCAGGGAAAGACATTTTTGAAATCATTTAAACCCTCCAGTGTGTTAGCCTCTTAACACACTTATTTATAGTTTAACTACGCTAAATACAATACGGAGACAACTGTTATGAAGAAACGTACACGAAGTATTCTTGAAGAATTAAATGCATTAGGCAAAGAACGTTCTACTGACCATCAAATTGAAGCAAGAGCGAATAATATTATCGAAAGTGCTATTAATTTACTTGGTAGAATACAAAGTAATTATGATGTAGATACAGCAGGCGAGCTTGAAAGACGTTTCTTAAATAGTATTAAAAGTGGTGATCCACGTAAATTCAAGCGTGGTATTACAAAAGTAATAGAGAGTAGAAAGAATGATTCTTAAAGAAGGCGGATCAATGCCTGGCGTAGGGCCAATTCATATTGATGAAATTGAACCTACACTTGATGCACTTGAAAAAGTATTAGGAATAGATCTAAAAGACAATGTTCTTGGTAGTGTTGGTAAGAAAGAGTTCTCGGGCGACATTGATGTTGCTATTCAGCTTGCTCCAGAAGAAATTCCAGAATTTATAGAAAAATTAAAAAAGGTTCCAGAGATTATGGACCTTGCTAAAAGTTCAATTATTATGACCAAAGTTAAAATTGTAAACTTTGATCAAAGCAAACAAACATTAAAACCGCGCACAGGATATGTACAAGTAGACTTTATGCCAGGCGATCCAGGTTGGATGAAAACTTATTACCATTCACCGGGCGAAAAAGAATCAAAGTATAAAGGTGTGTTTCGTAATGTTATGATTGCAACTATATGTGCAGTCTATCAAAGAAAAGATTCAGAAGAAACTATTGACGATGGACGTCCTGTAGAAAGTGAACGTTGGATGTGGTCACCGGCAGACGGCCTTGTTCGTATTAAACGTACACCTGTACCTAAAGCAAAAGGCGACGGATACACAAAGAAAAACAAAAATGAAATTCTTGGTCAGCCTATCAAGACTGCTCCAGAAATTGCAAAGACATTAGGGTTAGACGGACCACAAGACTTAAACTCTTATGAAAGTTTAAAAGCCGCAATTGAAAAAAATTATCCAAAAGAAATAGTAGATAAAATTTTAGACAGTTTTGTTAAAAATGGACAAGTACAAGATATTGGAGTTCCAGACGATATTAAAGATAGAACTGAACTTGCCGCAGAAAGTCTTGCAGACAAACATCTACGTAGACTAAAGGAGTTACTACCGTGAAGTTTAGTGACTTTAGAATAGTTGAAAAAAAGATTAAACAAAAAGATGCTGATCAAGTTCGTGGCAGTGAACCAATGCCTAATAAAAATAAACCAAGCAAAGGGCCTGAACAAAAACATCCTATGCGTGGCAGACTTGTAGGAGCAAACGAAAGTATTATATTATCTGAAGGCGCTCGAATTGATCATGCAGAAGATCTTGTATACCTTGAAGGCAGTAAAGGCGCTATGAGAGTATTACAAGCACTTCGTAACTTAGAAGGAGAATCACATAAAGATGTCACAGTCAAATGGGATGGATCTCCCGCAATCATTTTTGGCCGCAATGAAAATGGAGAGTTTATACTTACAGACAAAAGCGGCTTTACAGCAAAAGGATACGACGGTAAAGCAACGTCAGCAGACAACCTCCAAGCAATGCTAATGAATCGTCCTGGTGCAAAGAATCCAGATCCAGCAAAAGCACAGGACTATAAACAATTTGCCGCAAATATGAAAGATATATTTGATGAGTACGAAAAGGCAGTACCAAAAGATTATAGGGGTTTCTTCAAAGGAGACTTACTGTATTTTAACAAACCTGATATAGAAAATGGAAACTACGTGTTCAAGCCTAACATAGTTAAGTATGCGGTATCTACTAAATCAGACTTAGGCAAAAAGATAGGCGCAAGTAAAACAGGCGTAGTAATTCATAGACAAGTTGACCCAGATGGTGCTGAAAGACCGTTAGAAACTACAGATATATTTCAAGGCAATGAAGTATTAGTTGTTCCGCCAATTAGCGTAGAGCGTCCGCCAGATGTACCTAATGATCAACTTAATCAATTAGAAGCACTAATTAAACGTAATGCTTCTGGATTAGACGAACTATTAAATATTCAAGAACTTACAAATATGCAAATGAAAGACTTTCCTAAAATTCTTTATGCATATACTAACTCTAAAGTTGATACAGGTTTAGATAACCTTGGCGTAGATTTTGCACAATGGTTAGAGCAAAGAAAACAAATAAGCGATCGTAAGAAAAATAAAATTCTTGAATACATCAAAAAACATGCACAGGCATTTGCAACAATGTGGCAAACAGTAAATGCTATTATGAAAGTTAAAGATGATATTATTTCACAGTTTGATATGCATGATCAAACTGTTAAGCAATCAATTCCAGGACACGGTGAAGGCGGCGAAGGATATGTATTAGCACATCCTGAAGGTGACATTAAACTGGTTCCAAGAGAATATTTTACAAAAGCCAATAGAGCTGTGGAGAGATAAAATGAACAAATACCTAAAAGAATTTGAAGATCATCTAAATCAATTTGAAGATGATAACTGGGACGACTTTGACATGTCGGCTTCGGACGACGAAGAGCCAGGATTTAAACAAGCGTCAATGTATGAGCAACTTGGCAAAATACTTGATAGCCAAGGCAATCCTAATCCATTGAATAAAGTAACAACTGATGACGGCAAGCAACTAAAAGTAACACCAGATCAAGCTCGTATGCTTCGTATGCTTATGACTACAGATAAAGTAAAGCCAATGGTTAGAACACAGTTTATTAAAGATGTTCAACAATCAAGTACATTAGTTGATTTCTTAGATCATGACTATCACGAACTACCTTCATTGTTTGTTAAAAGGTATCTATCATAATGAAATTTATTCAAGACCTATATGAAGATGGACTTGTAGAAAAGCATTTAGACGAAGATGCTTGGGCAAACATCAAAAGTAGACGCATCGAAAGAATTCAAAGAGACAAATATGTTGCGTTGTACGGATATCTTGTAGGTATTGATCAAGCAATGAAAGCAATTAGAGCCGCAGACCTTGCCGAACAAGGCAAAGGCATTCCTCCACAGTTTGTTAAAGCATATCAACCTATTTTTGATATGATAGATGACTTTGTAGAAGCAGGTCCAGGGGCTATCCAAAGACTTAAATCTGTCCACAGATCAATCAAAAAACGCTAATAACTCCGGTTTTTTGACAAAAAGACTAAATACATTTGTAAAAACCCACAGAGTGTGGGTATTATGATATAGAGAAAAAAGGAGAAATATCATGGCAACACAACCTAAAGTTAATGGTTTAACAACCGCAGGATCATTTTATGGTTATGATCCAATCATTTTAAAAGTATCAGGTACTAACGTAGGTACAGCAGACACAGCATCTGCAGACGGCGTAGCGGCTTTCACAGAAGGTAACTTCTCAAAAGCAATCCGTGCAATTCAGACTCAAATGTCAATTGTACACATTGGTGAAAGAGCAGATGACCAGTTTGTTGTAATGGTTGACTCAGCAACCGCAAATGCATATGTTTCATCTAACAGTGATTCAGACGTTGCTGCCGCAGTTGACGCATTAGTAACAGCGGCAACTTCAGTTTCAACAACTGTTGCTGAAATTACATTGGCAGCTGGCGACTTAGCATAATAATTCCTAACTACCTTAGGGACCGTGCTTAGGCACACACTAAAGCACCACTTTTATAGTGGTGCTTTTTTTATGACTGTAAATACAGTATGAAAGTTAAGTTGTATACGTTAGTTGATATTACACAAACAGGCGAAAGAAAAGGTCCTGATAAAGTTAAAGTAGGTCAACAAACAAACTGGGATACTTGTATTCAAGTGATTGGACTAAGAGCTAATCCAGAACCAGATGACTTACAAATCTTGCATGAAAATATTTCTAAACTCGAATTTGGGTCTGACTATAAAGGAAAACAAAAGTATTGGGTACTAACAGTTACTATGCCAGTTGATTCAATAACGCTTGACAACCTTAAAGATGACTTTGACCTTGTTCCGTATATATCAGATTTAGAAGAAACTTTTGAAAATGGTGTACATGCTTTTTTAACAAAAAATCCTAAAAAATGTAATATATTTTTCACAGTAGATGATAAATAGTATTGTAAGTAAAACAACTTACCAGGCTATATAACAACTAACAAAGGCTAACTTCGAGTTTACTTTAACCAATATTTTGATGGGGTTTAATTATATGGCTAAGACAGCTACTACAGAATTAGAAAGAGAAAGTTTAGAAGCACACGTTGATCTGTGTGCCTTGCGTTATGAGCAATTAGATACACGCATGACTAATCTTGAATCAAAAGTAGAAGAAATTCATAAAGATATCAAAGACGGCAACCAATCAATGACCAAAGTGTTAATTGGTGCAGCCGGTACAATAGTAGCAGGCCTGCTATCCACAATCGTTGTAATTTTAATGCAATAGACCTTTACTCACGATAAATAACTATATGTTAGTACGTGAGTTTTTTATTGACCAAATAGATGAGAAACAAATTTGGGCACGTTCTGGAAAGAATGTAGTGCGCAAGTTTAGATGCCAAGGCGGCCCCAGAAAAGGTCGTATTGTTGCAAAAATGTCTCAATGTTTTGCCGCACCAAATATTAAGGCAAAAATCACTATGAAACGAACTAAGGCAAGATTGGGAGGCAAAATGGCTCGAAAGGCCCGTAGAACAAAACGTAATAACCCAGCAAGTCGTAGAGTACAAGCATTAAACAAGGCAGGACGTAGAAGATAATGCAAGTAGTTGAGATTGTTGAAGCACCAACAATAGGTTGGAAAAGACAAGGAAACAACAAAGTTGTTCGTAAATATCGTTGTACTACTGGACCAAGAAAAGGTCAAGTAAGATCAAGCCCTGCGGCCTGTAACGCTCCAATTAAATTAAAAAATAGAGTAACACTAAAAATAAATAAAGCAAAGCATGGTTCACATGGTAAAGTTATGCGTCAAAGAACGAAGTCGCATTCGCCTGCTTCAAAGAGACTAAGGACTCTAAATAAACCTCGTAAAAGGAATGTAAGATGAAAATAACAGATTTATTAAATGAAGCAGAACCACAAGCACCAACAGCTCCAGGACAGGAAGCACCTACAATGGGAGCGCAACCTGATCCTCAACAGAATACACCCCAACAACCTGCTGGTGATCCTGCAAAGGCACAAGCAAACATGCAAAAGAATAATCAACAGAGACGTGCAATGCTTCAGTCACAAATTAAAAGTGCTGAAGAGCAAGTAAAAGCTCAACAAGAGCAAATTACAGCAATGAAAAAACAATTGGCTGCTATTAAATGAAGATTGATGAAGTTCTTAAACAATTTAAAATATTTACAAGTAATGAAGAACTTGAAGTATTAAAGAAGATGGACACATTAAAACCTATGGAGTTTTATAATGAACGTGAACGCTTCGTGATTGAGAACTTGGTTAGAAAGAGTTTGGTAAGTAAAGTTAAGAGTAATAACACGTATCTGGTGATTAAAAATGAATAAAAACTTAGCTGAATCGTTAAAACAGTTAGTAGATACTACACTGGATCCTGCCCTTTTCCCAGTAAAAGATGGCAAGATTATCAACATAGGTTCGTATTCTATTAAATATTACTGTGGTACATACAAGATAAAAAGTTATAAAACCGGCAATATTGTTGCAAGTACTTACACCAAAGCGGCGGCACTGGCTGTGGCAAAAATGTTAAATAAAAATAAAAGCATAGACTCAATATTAAGTCTTGATGACATTGCGGCAAAGCATAGGACAGATTGTATCTTTTATAATCATATATTAGAAAAGACAGATAATCCTATAAAATTTGACTCTACATTAACAAGATACGATATATCTATGCAAAAACAAGAAGATGCAATAGAAAAAATTAAACAGTTTATTTGGTAAATGGCTAAATAATACTATAACAAAGAAAATCCAATAGGGAAGAGTTACAATGAATATTAGAGAGATTAATAGACCAGTTACAGCAGAGGCGCTGAACGAGAGCCTCGCAAAGAAGTTTGGTGAAAGAATTGCTTTAGAAAAATTTACACTTGATCAGCTTGAAGATGCACGTAATAAAATACGCACTTCAATGAGTCAAGTTGAAGCTACTGAAAGTTTTGAGCGAGTTCAAAGTGAAACATATCAAAAATCTAAACTCTTCCTTGATGTGTTAAATGCAGAAATTGCAGAGCGTGAAGACATTGCTGAAAAGAAAGCAAAGCCAGACTTCCTTGATGTAGATAAAGATGGCGATAAAAAAGAGCCAATGAAGAAAGCTCTTAAAGATAAAAATCAAACTGACGAAGCGAAGAAAGCTGGCGCACCTGGACCAAAACCATACAAGTTAGGTACCGATAAAGGTTGTAAGCCAGGGTTTGTATTAGATAGCAAAACCAAAATGTGTATGCCAAAGGCTCCAAAAGGAATGAGTCAAGACCAATTTAACAAAGAATCTATTGTACGTGAAGGTGCAGAAGACCAAGCAGAGATTGTAATGGCAGCAAAGGACATGGTTAACCGTGTTACTGGTTGGATGGAAGACACAGCTGAAATGCAAACTGAATCAATGCTTGAACTTGCAGATGCTATTCGCGATGAGCAAGGTCAAGAAATGAGTGATAACTTTGTTAACACTGTTAAGCCTGCACTTGAAAGTTTATATACAGCATTAGAAAGCACACGCGAATCATTAACTTCAGGCGTTGGACAACTAACAGGCGAAGCGGCACCAGTAGATGACATGGGCGCAGAGCCAGATGTAATGGACGAACCTGAAATGGAACCAACAGTTGATGGCGAAGAAGATTTATCTTCAGGATTAGATGCGTCTGAACCAGCCGCTGGCGGCGAAGAAGAAGCAGGTCGTGAAATGCGTGAATCACAAAAGTATGCCAAAAGACGCTTCTTAGAAAGTAGCAGAAAATTAGGTACCATTCTTTCAAAAAAAAAGTAATAGCGGAAGTTGACGCTTCTCTTGCCAACGAAAAACTAATCATGGCATTAAGAACTGTTCAGCAAGCCGCTGATCAAAAAGGCAAGCCTGTCTTTCTACACTTTGAAAAACCAACTAAAGAAGGCATAAAAGCCGATACTATTAATTTAGATCTAAATAAAATAATGCAAAACATGGGCGGCGAGTCATTTGTATATGGCACGTTTAAAAATGCTTTTGATTCAGATCCTCGTGTAAAAGAAATGGTCAAAGACTTTTCTGAAGAAGGAATCAATCTTAAAACAAAACAAGATGCAGATGTTGGTGCACCTACAAGCCCTGAAGATGGCAGTGACAAAGTAGGACAAATGGCATCGAGAGCAACTGACGTTGGTGCTCCTTTATAAAATCACTTGACAATCAATAACTTAGACAGTATACTATATAAACTATAATATAGGAATAGTATTTTGAGTTTAATAGTAAACAAGTTTGATTACCAACCAATTTCACGAAAACAAGTAAATGGCAAAAGGCTTTACGAAACGCCCGATGGTCACGCTGTCGCAAGTGTTACCACAATCTTGGACGCAACAAAAGATAAAACACATCTTATTGCGTGGAAGAAACGTGTTGGCGAAAAGAAAGCACAAGAAATTGTAACAGAAGCCGCAGGTGTAGGAACAAGGATGCACAAGTATCTTGAAGACTACATTGAGTTTGGCGAATGGCCGCAGCCAGGTAGCAACCCATACGCACAACAAGCACACGGTATGGCACAAGTTATCAAAGACAACGTCATGGATGATGTTGAAGTATGGGGTAGCGAAGTGGCACTTTATATGCCTCAAATGTACGCAGGAACGACTGATCTTGTAGGAACATACAAAGGCCAGCCCGCAATTATGGACTTCAAACAAACTAACAAGCCTAAGAAAGTTGAATGGGTAGTTGACTACTTCCTACAACTTGTCGCATACGCAGAAGCACACAACGAAGTATATGGCACTAACATACGTGAAGGTCATGTGTTTATGTGTAGCAGAGCAGGTGAATATCAACAGTTTGACGTTTGGCCGGATGAGTATGACGAATGGCGTAACGAATGGTATAATAGAGTGTATCAGTATTACGAACAGCAAGCATAAATACTAATAATATATTAGGAGAGCGTAAGTGGCTGTTGTACAGATATCAAAAATTCAAGTCCGTAGAGGACAAAAAAATATAGGCACAGGCTTACCGCAATTAGCAAGCGGGGAATTAGGTTGGGCCATTGATACAAGAGAACTTTATATTGGTAACGGATCAGTTGCAGAAGGTGCACCTGCTGTTGGTAATACAAAAGTACTTACACAGTTTGACGACTTATTTGCGTTAGCAGACACATACACTTATCAAGCAGATGACTCTTATATTGTTACTGGACCTAACAGTTCAAATGCTGTTAAACGTACACTACAAGAGCGTTTAGACGACCGTGTAAGCGTGAGAGCATTTGGTGCTAAGGGCGACGGCGTCACTAACGATACTGATGCATTAACACGAGCAATTGATCAATTATATATTAACGATGCTACAAAAGGTAGTGTTGGTAGTCGAATTACACTCCATTTAGAAGCTGGTACATATATTATAAACGATACTCTTTACTTGCCTCCACACGCAAACATTGTTGGTGCTGGCAGCGACAAAACTGTTATTAGAACAACTTCTACTAAACCAGTTTTTATTACAGTAAATAGTTCAAGTACCCCAGGCAACCCTGCAAGTGATTCTGAAAGCACTACTATTACACAAGCCACGAACATTATGGTTAAAGGATTAAGTATTTCTACACCAGAAGGCGCGGCAGATACAAATAATATTAGTTCGGACTCTAATCCTAATTCAGCAAAAGGTCTTATTTTACAAAGTTGTAAAGACAGTACATTTGAAGATATTAAATTTATTGGTCCTTGGGAAAGCGGAAATGTTAATGTTGATGATACTGCTATTGCAATTAATCAATTAAGTGGCGCAGTAGACAGCACTAACAACAGATTTATAAATTGTTCTATTAACGGTTTTGGAATTGGAATTAGATCCAATTGGGATATTGATAATAACTTATTTGACCGTTGTAGATTTGATACCCTTGGACATGCAATTATTTTTGGTGATGACATGCAAATAGGCAATGCGGCATCTGGTCAAAGCATTGGTCCAAGTTATAATACTGTTAGCAGAAGTTACTTTACTAATGTTCATAGAGAAACAATTTGGATTTATAATGGTATTAACAATGTTAGTAAACAAAATAAATTTATTGAAGTAAGTAACAATGGCGGAACTGATACTGCACCTACATACTCTATTATAAAATATCAAAAAGATTCTAACAAAAGTTTTGAAGACTATTTCTCACGTACATATGCACTATCAAATGGTAACGGATTAGATAATATTCCATATCTTCCTGAGATTGACGGAACATCATTTTATACATTAGAATTTGAAGATACTATATCTATTGGACAAGTTACAAATATTAGAGCATTTAGACTACCTGGTGTAATTAATCAATCATACGAAGTAGACTATACTTTAGTAAGTAACAACTACAGAGTAATTAGAAGCGGAAAGATGCACATCGTTGTAGATGCTTATGGTAACAACGTAGAAATTTCAGACGACTATCACTTTACTGGCGACGAAACATATTTGGATAACATAACCTTTAATGTTGCCATAAGAGATGCAGATTCAGACTTGACAAATGACACAGTTGACGTTATAGTAACAAGTACAATGCCGGGTGACGATGACACTCAGCTAAAGTATACTGTAACAGCAAAGAAAACTAATGTCATTTAATGTTTAATAAACCATACGAAGAAAAATTAAAGCTCTGGGCCGACTTTAGAACAAGTTTAGAACAAGAGTCTGATCCAATACAAGCGGCTATTGATTTCTATAGTCAATCACCAAAAACTTCTCTTAATGCTGATCCTTGGGATAGAGACTCATGGCCAACTCCGTGGGAGCTTTTAAGTGATAATGAGTACTGTGACTTTACTCGTGTATTAGGTATATGTTATTCGTTACAGTTAACAGACTGTTTTAAGGGGTCTAAATTTGAGATACATATCTGTACACATGCAAGCAGAGGATATGTGTTCTTGCTTGCAGTTGACAATCAAATAATTGGCTGGGAGGAAGATACTTATGTGGACTACAGTCAGCTTCCAGAAAGTGTAGTACCACAACATGTGTATCCAATGCCTGACTTAAAATAAATAATCTAAACAATAGATAAAAATTATAGGAGCAAACAGAAATATGTCAAACGGTATTTACATCGTAAAACGAAACGGTTCCAAAGAGCCAATTAACATTGAAAAGATTCACAAAGTAGTAGAGTTTGCATGTGAAGGTTTAGCAGGTGTTAGTAGCAGTCAAATTGAAATGAACGCAAACTTACAATTTTACGATGGTATGAGTACTTCGGAAATACAAGAAATAATGATCCGTTCGGCAAATGATCTGATCTCTTTAGACAATCCAAACTATCAATACGCGGCGGCACGTTTACTTTCATATGGCGTAAACAAAACAGTGTTCGGTCGTTACGAGCCAATTACACTAAAGCAAATGATTGATCTAAATATTGAGCGTGGTGTTTATGATGCAGAGATTTTAGAAAAATATACTGAAGAAGAGCTTGCTCGTTTAGATAGTTACATTCATCATAAGCGTGACGAAAACTTTACCTACGCAGGCTTGCGTCAGGTAGTAGACAAATACCTTTGTCAGGACAGAAGCTCAGGAGAAATTTTTGAAACTCCACAATTTATGTATATGATGATTGCGGCAACACTATTTGCTAACTATCCAAAAGAAACTCGTATGCACTACGTAAGGAGATATTATGACTCGACCTCCCTTTTTAAAATCAATATCCCAACGCCAGTCATGGCCGGTGTCCGTACACCTGTTAGACAGTTTGCTTCGTGTGTCCTTGTTGACAGTGACGATACCCTTGATAGTATCTTCGCAAGTGATATGTCAATTGGCAGGTACACAGCGCAAAGAGCAGGCATCGGAATCAACGCAGGACGCATCCGCGGAGTAAATGCTAAGATCAGAGGCGGAGAAGTCGCTCACACTGGCATTATTCCCTTCTTAAAGAAGTTTGAGGCAACTGTTAGATGTTGTACTCAGAACGGTGTTCGCGGCGGCTCTGCCACCACACACTTTCCTTTTTGGCATCAAGAGATTGAAGACATCCTTGTGCTAAAGAACAACAAAGGCACAGAAGACAATCGTGTACGTAAATTAGACTATTCAATTCAGTTAAACAAAACAATGTACGAAAGGTTGTTATCTGGAGGAGATATTACTCTTTTCTCGCCACATGATGTGCCAGGACTATACGAAGCATACTACGGTGACCCTGCGGCATTCCAAGAGCTATATGAAAAGTACGAACGTGCTACAAGTATTAAAAAGAAGTCTATTCCAGCAATGGAATTGTTCTCTGCTCTAATTAAGGAACGTGCTGAAACAGGGCGTATCTACATTATGAATGTTGATCATGCAAACACACACAGTTCATTCAAAGACACAGTTTACATGAGTAACCTATGTCAAGAGATTACATTACCTACTAAGCCACTACAGCATATTGATGATCCAGAAGGTGAAATTGCTTTATGTATTCTGAGTGCTATTAATGTTGGTGCTATTAAAGAGTTAGATGACTTAGAAGAACTATGTGAATTAGCAGTAAGAGCATTAGAAGAAATTATTGACTATCAGCGTTATCCAATCTTGGCCGCCGAGAAGTCAACTAAGGCAAGACGTTCGTTAGGTGTAGGATATATTGGTTTAGCACACTTCTTAGCAAAACAAAAAGTGCAATACAACGATCCACAAGCGTGGAAACTTGTACATGACTTATCAGAAGCATTCCAATACTATTTGCTAAAAGCAAGTAACACACTTGCTAAAGAGCGTGGTGCTTGCGAGTACTTTGACCGCACTAAATACAGCGACGGCATTCTGCCAATTGACACTTACAAAAAGGATGTGGACACAATCGTTCCACACAAACTAAACTATGATTGGGATAGTCTCCGCAATGACATTAAGGAACACGGGCTCAGGCACTCAACTTTGTCCGCACAAATGCCATCGGAGAGCAGTTCCGTTGTGTCGAACGCAACAAACGGAATTGAACCACCACGTGGATACTTGTCCGTTAAGAAGTCAAAGAAAGGGCCTCTTAAGCAGATTGTTCCACAGTATCAAACACTAAAGAACCATTATACACTGCTTTGGGATATGCCAAGCAACGAAGGTTATATCAACGTTGTCGCAGTAATGCAAAAGTTCTTTGACCAAGCCATTAGTGGCAACTGGTCATACAACCCAACCCACTACGAGAACAACGAAGTGCCAATGAGTGTTATGTTACAAGACTTGTTGAATACTTATAAGTATGGATGGAAGACTTCTTACTATCAAAATACTTACGATTACAAGACTGATCCAAGTGAGATTGAAGAAGACAAACCGCAAACACAATTATTAGATGCTGGAGTTCCTAATAGCATCGCACAAGACGGAGAAGAATGCGAAGCTTGTGCCATTTAAGGTTGACAAGTAACTGCAATGATAGTATTATAGAAGAAGTATAAGGAAGGTTTTAATGGCTAAAACAGTATTTAATAAGGACAAAGTAGACTTCACAAAACAGAATATGTTTTTTGGAGCAGACCAAAACACTCAACGATATGATGTTTTTAAGTTTCCAGTGTTTGATAAACTTAATCAAACAATGCTGGGGTATTTTTGGCGACCGGAAGAAGTTTCTCTGCAAAAGGACAGAGCAGACTATGCACAGTTTCGTCCAGAACAGAAACACATCTTTACTGCAAACTTAAAGTACCAAACACTGTTAGACAGTGTACAGGGTCGTGGACCTTGTTTGGCTTTCTTGCCACACGTAAGTTTGCCAGAGCTTGAAGGGTGTATTGTTACTTGGGACTTCTTTGAAACTATTCACTCACGTTCGTATACACACATTATGAAAAATGTGTATCCAGATCCTACAGAAGTTTTTGATACTATTTTAGATGACAAAAAGATTCTTGCTCGTGCGCAAAGTGTTACAAAATACTATGACGAATTTAACGATGCCGCTGATGCGTTTATGCATCGTAAAGAAGGCAATATGCGTGACGTTAAAAAGAAACTGTACCTTGCTATGCAAACTGTAAACATTCTTGAAGGACTGCGTTTCTATGTAAGTTTTGCGTGTACTTTTGGTTTTGGAGAACTAAAACTAATGGAAGGCTCTGCAAAGATTATTTCACTAATTGCACGTGACGAAGCACAGCACCTTGCACTAAGCACACATGTTCTTAAACTTTGGGCTCAAGGCAAAGATGATCCAGAAATGGCTAAAATTGCTAAAGAGTGCGAAGCTGAAGTATATGACTTATGGCGTGAGTGTGTTGCAGAAGAAAAAGACTGGGCAGACTATCTATTTAAAGATGGTTCAATGATTGGTCTTAATGCTACACTTCTACATCAATATGTAGAGTACATTGCAAACAGACGTTTAAAAGCATTGGGATTAAATGCTATCTTTGATGCTCCAGTAAACACTAATCCACTTCCGTGGACACAACATTGGTTGAGCTCATCAGGCTTACAAGTTGCTCCACAAGAAACAGAAGTGGAGTCGTACATCATCGGCGGCATTAAACAAGACGTTGATAAAGATTCACTTAAAGGATTTAGTTTATGATAGAAATTTATGGAAAACCAATGTGTCCGTATTGTGATAAAGCAAAGGCACTTTGTGAAAGACGTGATTTTAAATATACATACAAATCACTTGGTACTGACTACTCAAAGGAAGAACTATTAGAAAACTTCCCAGGTGCTCGTACTGTACCACAGATTAAAATTAATGGTACAACAATAGGCGGATACGATCAATTTGTACAGTATCTTGACGAAACAGGCTATAACGGAACAGGCCACACAGTAGGACATTAATATGCTAATTGAAACCCCATATAAGGAAGGCGATACAGTATCACTTAAATTAAGTTCGGGAGAAGAAATTGTTGCTCGTCTCGATAAAGAAGATGATACATATTACACACTAAAGAAACCTATGGTTTTAATTGCTCAAGCAGAAGGTTTAGGATTAGCACCTTATATGTTTAGTGTAAATCCAGATAACAAATTTATGCTACGAGTTACTTCAGTAAGTTGTGTATCTAAAACACAAGAAGAAATTAGTAAACAATACACTGCTACTACATCTGGGATTGTAACTTAATGCCTGCGGTAAGTAGAGTTGGTGATGAACTAAACACAGGTCACGGCTGTGATGGAACGACTACTATTGACGCTCCTAACACAGACGGAACAGTTCACGCTAATAATATAGATGTAATTGTTATTGGCGCACCAACAGTGTCGCACAATATACCAAGCGGAGATGATTGTGTAGCACATACTGACGTTACCAAAGAAGGATCTCCAAATGTCTTTATAAACGAAATTGCAGTGTCACGAAAAACAGACTCTACTGATTCTGGTAACATGATCGAAGGCAGTCCTAACGTATTTGCTAATGGTGACTAATGAACGTAAATGAAGGTGATAAAGCAGTCATTATCTTTTCAGTAAATCCTGCAAATGTAGGGCGTGTTGTTAATGTTGCTGAGTATATTGGCAAATTTAACGAACGTGAACAATTTCAATTTAGAGGTATGCCGTGTATGGCAATGGTAACTGATCACCATTGGTGGATCGAAGCAGATGATTTAGATATACAATTAGGACCAAGTCCAAGAGCGTACATCGCAGACAGTTGGCTACGCAAGATTGTCCCACCAGACGAAAAACTTTCTAACAAACAAGAAAAAGAACTTGACATTACTGTATAGTGATGTTATAAATAAACTGTAACGTTGAAGCCAATCAACGACGAACTGGACCCGGGGGCGGTACCCGGCGGCTCCACCATAAACACATTTACTGAGTGTGCTTATGATGGGGCCGAACTTAGGATCGACAGGCGTAATAGAGAACGTGGAGTTACCGGTAGGCGAGACCGTAAATCAGCAAACACTACAAACGCAAACGAAAACTTTGCATTAGCGGCTTGATCGCTACGGGGTAGTTATACCTTGTTACCAAAAATAGCAGGAAAGGGTGCTTCGGCACCTTTTCTTTTGACTAAATAATATGGGCATATTACTTAGAGAGGGTTTCTAAATGACACAAAATGAATATGATGTAAAAGTTATCAAAGTAGTTGATGGCGACACAGTTGATGTAGATATTAACTTAGGGTTTGGCGTAACACTAACTGACGAGCGTGTACGCATTATGGGCATTGACACACCAGAGTCACGCACAAGCGACAAAGTAGAAGATTTATTTGGCGAAGCGGCTAAAGCACGTCTTAAAGAACTTATGAAGCATGGTGGCAAACTTATTACCACAGAAGACAAGCACGGCGAAGATATGAAAGGCAAGTTTGGACGTATCCTGGGTGACTTTTATGTAGAGCGTTACGAAGGACAAAAAGAGCGTGTTACAGATATTCTTATTGAAGAAGGACATGCAGTAGCATATTTTGGCGGAAGCAAAGAAGAAGTTCAAATGAAGCATATGGCAAACAGAGCTAAACTACTTCGCGAAGGTATTGTAAGCCAAGAAGATTATGATGCGGCTGTTAAGTTAATGGAAGGCAAATGATTTTGGTAAACTAATTATTTGACTTTGTAACAATATTGCGCTATAGTATAGTTATGTTAAACTTAATAACAATAATAATAAGGAGTATAACAATGGCTAAAACAAAAAGCACAATTGGAACAAAGTTCTTTAGAGAAGGAACTCAAAATCAAAAAATCTTACAAAAATACTGGGGAAATGGTAAAACATTTACTACATTTGACTTAGAAGATAAGTTAGATATTATGAGCCCAGGTGCAAGATTAACTGAGCTAAGAGAAGCTGGTTTTGACGTAAGAGTAGTAAATTCTAACTCAAATGACATGCCAGGTAGACCTCAGGCTACATACAAAATCATGAAAAGAAGAGCATACGCATAATCTTTTCAGGTCTTTTACCAAAATAATTGACATTTAAATAAAACCCTGCTATACTAATAGAGTAATAATTAGAAAGCAGGGTTTTATTATGACTATGAGCTTAGTACGTGGCTTGACCACACTGAACACTAAGAAACGCAAATCTAAAATGACTAAAGCAAAACATGAGCGTTTAGTCCAGCAACATCGTGAACATAATAAACGTATGAAACAACTAAATTGTCATGGCAATATAATGACATTTGACGAATATGTAGATTATGTACACGGAACATACAAACCTAAAAGTAAGCCAACTGCAACTAATTATAGTTGGAGTGATCATCACGGCTATACCAGACAAACAGAACATATTCCAAGTCTAACAACAGAAGCAAGTTTTAGTCCTGCAACTAAAAAAGAATCTATGCAATACACAGGCGAACGTAAACTTGTAGGTATTGCTATGATGCACAAATCAAATCTTGTTCCTGTATTTGCAGATGAAGATGACAAAGACGGTTCTAAACAAGCAACTGAAATCGCGCAGATGCGCCGCAACTAAAAGGTTAACAATGAAAAATTTTCTTACAGCACTTGTTTTAATTCTATCTGCCTCTACAGCACAGGCAAATATGAATGTTCTATTTAAAGCTGAAAACGAACCACAAGCGTGGTGTTTGGCACAAAATGTTTATTATGAATCACGGGGAAGTAGTTTAGCTGATCAAGCGGCTGTTGCTGATGTTGTATTAAATCGTGTCGAAGACGCTCGTTATCCAAATTCAATTTGCGGAGTTGTAAAACAAGGACGACAGTATGCAAGTGGACAAATGATTCGTAACCAGTGTCAGTTTAGTTGGTATTGCGATGGTAAAAGTGATTATCCTCGTGATAAAGAAGCATGGACTAAAGCACAACAGATAGCATATATGATGCTTTATTATAAGGATTATCGTGGTATTACAGAAGGTGCAACACACTATCATGCAGATTACGTTGCACCAAAATGGGCTAAAGATATGACTTTAATTGGACGTATTGGTAATCATATTTTCTATCGATGGAAGTAGTTTACCAAAATCACTTGACTTTTAAGTATTAGGCAGTTATAATATAAGAACAATGAAAAATGCTTTTATGGAGGCAAATATGAAAGGCACACTTAAGGCGCTTGCCGCTACAGCAATAGTAGTCACAATGGCTGGTTGTAGCAGTATGCAAGAAATTGAAATACGTGAAACTAAAGCACACCCTAACTGGTATGTTGATTGCGAACAAATTGGTTCGGAAGGCTTCTTGTTTTGGAAAGACGATTATGCTTATGCATGTGGTATGGGAGAAAGTCGTTTTGAACAAGCATCAGAAGCACAAGCATATGCGTTTGCTGTGAAAGGCTTTGCAGAACGTATTAACGGCACAGTAAATAGTAAAACTGTTGTAAGCATCGAAGACGAGTCACGTTCAACTCTTACAAGAGTAGAACACTCAGTTAGCGATACAGTTATTCGAGAACATCTTGAAGTAAAACGTTATGCATATGAACTTGGTAACACTGGCAGAGTACATACATATGTACGAATTAAAATGCCATTAGATGTTTTTGATAGACTAATCACAGAGGCTAAAGATGCAAAGACTACTGGCATTAGCACTGCTTCTAATTAGTGTAACTGGTTGTTCAACACACCAAGTATATCAATCTGAACAACAGTATTGTTATACTGAAGAAACTATTGTTAATATTGATGGTAAAGCATCAACAAAAACAGTAGTTGAATGTTCGGACAAACCTAAAGTACATCATCTTAATCGAGATATAGGTGTTGCAGGTATGTGTAGTAGTTACAATAAACAAGTAGTTCGTCCTAATGGTCAAACTATGAATATTAAAGGAGTAATGTGTCGTGACAAACTTACTGGCAAGTGGGTTCCTGCTGATCCTAACCTTAGTTATTAGCGGATGTTCTGGAACTCCGTATTATGGAGAAATGAGTACCGCTAAAAATTATGGAACTCCGCAAAACATTATTGGGTTAGCAGTTAATGTAGCCAAATATAATGCTTATAGTGTTCCTAAAGAAGGTCGACAAAAACACGAACAATGTGTATACTTTGCATTAGATGAATTAAATATTGGAGAACATTGCGAGTGGTCAACCAGAAATGCATTGGGTAATGTACAAGTAATGAGTCATAAGCCGGTAGGTAGTGGCTACTGTACAGAGCTCATAAGTTCTGTAATTTACAAAGGAAATAGCAAGGCCTGGAAAGAAACTGCCTGTACAAAAGGTCCTGGAAATAACTGGACATTTATCTCGGCATCGTAAAAGTGGTAAATATATTACTATGCTTTTAGGACTATTAACACTCATCACGGCACTGTCAATTAGTGCCGTTGCTATATATTACAGCGTGGCTGGCCTTGTTGCTATTTTTGCCGCGGCCGCTTTGCCTATTATGATTATGGGCGGAGTACTTGAAATATCCAAACTTGTTACAGCAGTTTGGTTACACCGTTATTGGAAACAGGCTACCTGGTGGCTAAAGACATATCTAAGTACAGCAGTTATTGTACTCATGCTTATTACAAGTATGGGTATTTTTGGTTTCCTATCTAAAGCACACATTGAACAAACTGCACAAAGCACAGACAATATAGCACGAGTTGAAACAATACAAAATGAAATTGATAGACAGTTAGGTATTGTAGGCCGTGCAGAAAATAGAATACGTCAACTTGAAACAAGCGGTACTGGTTCTGACACTAATATTCAAAACCAAATTGATAGAGAACAAGAACGTATTGACAAAGCATTTGAACGTATTCAACCTGCTATTGATGAACAAAATGCAATCATTGCGGGTGTAACAAAACTATTCCAAGATGAATTAGATAAAATTGATGCAGAGATTGAAACACTGCAAGGTTACATTGATAACGGCGAAACTAAAAAAGCACAACAAATGATTGGTGCAAGTGCTGATGGCATCTTTGGTAAAAATACCGCAGAGAAGATTGGCGACTGGCAGGACGAAAAAGACGCTGAACGTGCAGAATGGTTAACTAAAATACAAGATGCCGCTAACTCACCGACTGTAATAGCCGCTCGTGACGAAATACAAAGACTACGTAAAAGTGCTGAAGATCAAGTAGCAAACAGTCAAGCACTAATAGAACGTCTAAGAAAACAATTAGCCAATGAAGATAACGCAGAAGAAATCCAAAAGAGTATAGACGAACAAAACGAACGAGTTCGAAATGCATCTTCTGAGATCGATCGACTAACTGAAGAAAAGATTCAATTAGAAAGTGAATACCGCAAATTAGAAGCAGAAGTAGGACCTATCAAATACATTGCTGAATTTATCTACGGCGAAACTGCTGATAACAATATGTTAGAAGAAGCAGTTCGTTGGGTTATTATTACAATTATATTTGTGTTTGACCCATTAGCAGTCTTATTGCTTATAGCAAGCCAATATACCTTTGAGTGGAGACGCTCTAAAGATGACAACGGTGGCTGGCTTCGGCAGTACGAGCAAGCAAGAGCACAGCGTATAGTTGACAACCCTGGTTATAATCCTGAGCCTCCTGCGCCACCTAAAGAAGAAAAGGAAGAAGTAGATGATACAACAAATACTACTACAGCAAATGATGATAGCAGAGACGTGGTATCAGAAGCAGATACTCCCGTGGCAGATGCAGTGGATACAGAACTGGAACAGCCAGAAGTACAACCTGATGAGCAAGACACTCAAGTAGAATCTAAAAAAAAGACAGATACAGAATCATCGGAAGAATTAAATCCAGATCTTGAACAGTGGAACAAGTGGGTAGAGGCCGCTGAAGCAGAAGTTGCTAATGAGCAAAAACAAATTCCTAATACAAAAAACAGAGTTTTTTATCCTGAAGAGTTATCCGAAAACAAAACTTATGTAATGAAAGATAATGGCGAGCAAATCGTTAAAGAAAATAAGCCACAACCAACTAAAAGTGATTCGGAAAATGGCTATATACAGAACGAAGAGCAAACTGATGAAAAACTATGGAAAAGGTTAAAGGATCGTGAGTAGTAAAATAACACTTATTACCCCACCGGATAAAATTTTTAATCAAAATAAATCAATAGCATTAGTGCATCCATCTGAAGCTATTAGACTACAAGCACAAGAAATTCTTGCTAAATCTGAAACACATGAAAATGTGTATATGTATACCTTAAATGATGTAGAAAGCGATGTTGACTGGCTCTTAACAGTCTGTAAAATGTCAGACATTGTTATTTTAGATTATGATAATAGTCCAAAACATGTAAAAAATCTCGCCGCATATATTATATCTTTACCCCAAACTTATTGGTTGACAAGTAGCGACGAAATGTTGTATAATAAACTTAGTAATAATAGAGTTTACGGTTTAGACTCTATTGAACATTTAATTTTAGGAGGTTCGTTTGAGACGGAACAATAAAGACCAAAATCAACTCGTAGGAGGGTTGGCAGTTGAAGTACGAAATGGTGATTTCAACAAAGCACTAAGAATTTTTAAAAAGAAAGTACAACAAGCAGGTATTGTGCAAGAAATAAGAGAACGCCAGCACTATATCAAACCAAGCGAAAAACGCAAGAAAGCAAAAGCGGCAGGCCGTGCTCGATGGCTTAAGAAACAAAAAAAATTAAACGATCTATTTTAAGGTAACGTTATGGCAATGAATGCAGAACCCTGGTTTCCAAGTGTTATTTGGAATGCAGATGTACAAGGCATAGATAACACGTTACTTAAACAATACGCATATCAAAGACAAGCAAACGACTCTGGACGTATTATAAGTAACTACGGCGGCTATCAAAGTAACGATATACAAGCAGGCGATAACGATGCTATGGATAGTTTAGTAACTCATATCAACAATGAAGTTGCAGAAATTTCTAAAGGTGTAGGTATTAAATCGTTACAACTGTATAACATTTGGATTAATATCAATCCACCAGGTGCATATAATATTACACATAGACATCAAGATGCAGTTTTAAGCGGCGTATATTATATTCAAGCATCTGAAGATCAAGGTAATATTAATTTTGTTAGACGTGATGGCGGCGAGTATCATTTACATGGAAGTATGGTAACACAAATGCATCATTTTAATTCAAGTGCATGTAAATATCCAGCCAAGACAGGAGCGTTATATATTTTTCCTGGATGGCTTGACCATTACGTTGACGGTAACAGAACTGATCAAGATCGTATTAGTATATCATTTAATTGTGGAAGTGTATAAATGAGATTAGAACAAGATATTAAATTAGACTATAAGGATGTTCTTATTCGTCCTAAACGTTCAACACTTGGTAGTCGTAAAGAAGTAGACCTTAAACGTGGATACAACTGGCGAAACTGGCAACCTGAAGATATGAGCATGGAGCAAATACGTCCTGAGCAAAAACACTGGCGTGGTGTTCCTATTATGGCAAGTAATATGGACGGTGTTGGTACATTTGAAATGGCTGACAAACTTGCTGAAGCCGAAGTGTTTACTTGTCTTGTTAAAACATATAGCGTAAACGAGCTTGTAAATTATTTTGACAGCGAATATCCTGAGCGTACAGAATATGTTGCAATGAGTATTGGAATTACAGAACGTGATCACGACAAGTTTCGTGCAGTATATGAACAAACAGGCGAAAAATTGCGTTATATTTGTATTGACGTAGCAAATGGTTATAGTGAACGTTTTGTAAAATTTGTAAAACAATTTAGAGAACTATATCCGCATATAGTCATCATAGCGGGTAATGTTGTAACCGGAGAGATGACAGAGGAGTTAATTCTAAATGGAGCAGACATTGTTAAAGTGGGCATCGGCCCTGGGAGCGTTTGCACAACTCGTATTCAAACTGGTGTTGGTTATCCTCAGCTTAGTGCTGTTATGGAGTGTGCTGACAGTGCTCATGGCCTTGGTGGACATATCATTGCTGATGGAGGATGTACTTCACCAGGTGATGTGGCTAAGGCATTTGCTGGAGGAGCCGACTTCGTCATGCTTGGAGGAATGCTTGCCGGGCACGATGAAGGGGGAGGTGATGTAATCACCAAATACTACAAAACAGGAGAGTGGGTTAAAGACGAACAAACTCTCGATGGTCGAACTGTAGAAATTACCTGGAAAGACGGTATTGAAAGAAAAAAGTTTGTAACATTCTACGGAATGAGTTCGAAGGCCGCGAACGACAAACACTTTGGAGGCCTTAAGGAGTATAGAAGCAGTGAAGGACGAGAAGTTCTTGTGCCTTACAGAGGAGCAGTGGGTAGTACTGTTCAAGATATTTTGGGTGGGTTGCGTTCTGCTTGTACTTACGCAGGCGCAGTAAGATTAAAATATCTGTCAAAATGTACAACATTTGTTCGTTGTACGCAGACTCATAATTCTGTTTACGAAAACTCAACTATCGGTAAATAATTTTGGAGGTAACAAATGATTTATAAAGAAGTTGAATTTGGTGAGAAAAGTCGTGCAAAACTACTTGAAGGCATTGATGTTTTATCAAATGCAGTTAAAACTACTTTAGGTCCAAAAGGACGAAATGTAATTATCCATCGACCAGAAAACGAACCACATGTTACCAAAGATGGTGTAACTGTAGCAGGCGAAATTATTTTAAAAGATGAACTTGAAAACATGGGCGCACAAATGGTTTTGGTTGCCGCTGAAAGAACTGCAAAACAAGCAGGTGATGGAACTACAACTGCAACAGTTTTAACACAGAGTATTGTTAAAGAAGGAATGAAGTTAGTATCAGCTGGCATGAATCCTATGGATCTAAAAAGAGGAATTGATAAAGCAGTTGCAGAAATTGTTAAACACCTTGCAGAAATATCTATACCTTGTAAAACACCTGAAGAAGTTAGAAAGGTAGCAACACTTTCTGCAAACTCAGATGCAAAAATTGGAAATAAAATTGCAGAAGCAATCGAAGCTGTAGGAAAAACAGGTGCCATTTCAATTGAATCTGGTAAATCTTTAGAAGATGAGTTAGTAAAAACAGACGGCTTGCAAATTGACAGAGGTTACATAAGCGCATATTTTTCTACAAATTTTGAAGCAATGACAACTGTACTTGAAGATTGTTATATTATTTTATATGACAGAACAATTAAAAGTACACACGTTCTTGTGCCTTTATTAGATAAGATAGCACCAACAGGAAAATCAGTTTTGATTGTAGCTGAAGATGTTGAAGGCGAAGCACTACAAACTTTGTTAATGAATCATCAAAGCGGACATCTAAATGTATGTTGTATTCCAGCACCTGGCTTTGCTGATAGACGTTTACCTATTATGGAAGATATTGCTACATTAACCGGCGGAAGAGTCTTTTCAAAAGAACTTAATAAAAATTTACAAGACGGACAAATTAGTGACTTAGGACACTGCGAAAGAATTGAAGTTACTAATCTTACAACAACTTTTATTAATGGTAGTGGAGACAGAGCCAAAATTTTATCTCGTATTCAACAAATTAAGACACAGTTAGAAACTGCATCTAACGAATACAATGCAGATAAACTAAGAGATAGATTAGCAAAATTAGATGGCGGAGTTGCTGTTATCAAAGTTGGCGGCGCAACTGAAGTTGAAATTGGCGAAAAGAAAGACCGATATGACGATTCATTAAATGCTACAAGAGCCGCAATTGATGATGGTATTATACCAGGAGGCGGCGTAGGATTGCTAAGAGCAAAACAAAAACTAAGCAACATTGAAACAGCTAATTTAGATCAAAAAGCAGGTGTTGATATTGTACTTAAAGCTATCGAATCGCCTGCCAGACAGATTGTTGACAATGCAGGAGGCAAGCCTGATGTTGTTATCAATGCAATTCTTCAAAGTGAAGGCAATCATGGATATGATGCTGCCACTGGAGAATTTGGTGATATGATGGATTTAGGCATCATTGATCCTACTAAAGTCACAAAAACTGCATTAATTAACGCGGCCAGTGTTGCTGGTTTGTTAATTACTTCAGAATGTTCTATTATTGCTAAAGGCGTACAGGAACAGAAAAATGAAGAATATATACCATTGTAGTTTTTGGGATAAATAAAGTTGACATTATAGTAAATAGATGTTATTATAATGTTGTAGCGCCGAAAGGGCTACGAAATTAATCTTGCTTAATAAAGGAGAAATAAAATGACAAGACTAACAACACTCGACCTACCTAACTTTCACAGAGCTACAATTGGCTTTGATAGAATGTTCGACGAATTAGAAAGAACTTTTGCTAATTCACAATCAAACGGTTATCCACCATACAACATTGCACAGATCAACGAAGATGAGTATATGATCTCTCTTGCCGTTGCTGGCTTTGGCATGGATAATCTTTCAATTGAAAAAGATAAGAACGTTCTTAAGATTGAAGGTACAGCTCCTAAAGGAGGAGACGAAGTAAATTATCTACACAAAGGAATTGGCGGACGCAACTTCCGTAGAGAGTTTACACTTGCTGATCACGTTGATGTTGTTAATGCAAGCCTTGAATTAGGTATGCTTAACATTCATCTAAAGCGTGAAGTTCCAGAAGAGCTACAGCCTAAGAAGATTGAGATCAATGCTGGTCTTACTCTTGACGGCGAAGTTGCAGAGGACAAGTAATATTGACTCAGTGTTGGGGGAGTAGTTTCTCCCCCAATTCAAGTCTAAGGAGAATTAAATGAGTACAGATGTAATTGAAGAAGTAGTAATAGACGAAAAAATTGGGGAAGTAATCGATGTCCCTAAGAGATACAAAGTAGTTCTTATTAATGATGATCAAACTCCTATGGATTGGGTTATTGATGTTTTAGTATCTATTTTTAAACATTCTGAAACAACTGCAAAAGAGCTTACACTAACCATTCATACCGAAGGCTCTGGCATTGCAGGCATATATACTTTTGAAATGGCGGAACAAAAAACTATTGAAGCAACAACAGCAAGTAGAGAAAGAGGTTTTCCGTTACAAATTAAAGTAGATGAAGAATGAGCAATTTAAAAGAATTAACTAAAGAACAGCATACCAATGCTGAAAGACAAGACTTTGTTAAAGTATTAATGAGTGGAAAAATTAATCCACAGTTTTATGCCACGTACCTATGGAACCAGCATAAAAAATATGACTTACTTGAAGCAATGGCCGCAGTAAATGGAATTTGGTTAGATATTCCTTTTCCTATTCAACGTAAAATGGCAATTGAACAAGACTTTTTAGAACTATGGGAAGATAAACAAAATCCTCCACCTATAGTTCAAAGCACACATGATTATATCGCACATCTAAAAGATATAATGCATGATAAAACTGCACTAATGGCACATATCTATACATTGCATATGGGAGACCTAAGCGGTGGACAAATGATTTCTAAAAAGATTCCAGGTGAAGGTCGTATGTATCAATTTGAAGGCGACATCAAAGAAATCAAAGAAGCAATTAGAAGCAATACTTCAGATGATATGGCAGATGAAGCAAAATGGGTATTTGAATCAGCAACTGCTCTTTTTAAAGAGCTTATGGAGTTAGACATTGAGCCTTATTTGGAATAAACTAATTGAGTGTAAAGACGAAATCATCCAAGTATTCGACGAAAAAGCAACAGAAATTAAAGAAGACGGTTTGGATTATTTTAATCGCCCAGACGGTGGTTGGATCAATCGTGTTTGGGCTAATGATTCTATTAGACGGGCACATATAGATGTAGTTGACGCTCGTGATACTAAAGGACTTTGGATGATGCACGTATGCATTTTCCCTACACTTGATAATCCAGCACCTATATACGGCTTTGATGTAATTGCTGGCAAAAACAAAATGACAGGAGCATTCCACGACTTTAGTGCAAGTGCAGATCCAGACCATCCAATGATTGACGGGTACAGAGAAAGTGTTGCACACTTTGTTCCTGAGAAACAACGTGAACTTCCTGAGTGGGCTCGCAATATCTTTACAGATAAAATGCTTGCCGCTGGTAACGTAAAGTCTGAAGAGGAAGCAACAGAAATTATTAGAATTGCTCTTAGTAATTTACGAGCATATTTTGATGAAGTAGGTTTATCAAAAGGTGAAGGCGACCAAACTCTCGTGGCAGCGGCACAAGATTACTATTGTCACAATCAGCAACAAAATCCTCACACACCCAATGTAATGAAAAGTTTGGGACTACCAGAAGAAGATGTAGACAAATTCTGCACGGATATGTTGTTTCCTAAACTCGCATAAATACTAAAAAGATTTAGGAAACAGTAATGCGTTTTAGTGATTTTAAAATTGTAGAAGAAGCAGAGCCAATTCCGGACCGTATTTCTTACATCATAGACCAAATGAAGGCAAACCCTGAAATTTTAAAGAGGGTTTATAGACTTGTGAAATCTGAAATGGATTTAGCAGATAAGAAAGATCCGGAGAATATGCTGAAGCCTGAACTTACTAAACCTGAAAGGGACTATAACTACAAGGGCGTATTAGAAGCATTTATACAAGCACTAAACAACACTCCAGGTGATTATGACGATATGGCAGCATTTTTAAGTACATACGGAAAAACCAATTACATAGATACTAAAGAACTTATGGCAGATGGTTATTCAGGATGGACTGCTTGGTTAAAAGGTTCGGGCAAAGTAAGTCAAGACTTTATACACAAATTGTATGCAAATTTGTTTCCTGTAAAATTAAACATTAACGGATCTAACAGAGGCCCAGGCGAAGTAGGTCTTGCACTATTAAGTCCGCAGATTGAATTTGCTACAATTGGTGACTTATCAATTAACGGTGTTGAAGTAGAAGTTAAAGGTGAAGTATCGTCAGGTGGTGGTAGACTTAAAAACTCTAATGCAGATTACGGACAGCCAAATTTAGAAAGTGTATACGATGAATTTGAAATTCCAGAAGACCAACGACCCAAGAGATTACCAACAGGTAATTCAGGATCAAAAGATCCTCGCTACTTTCAAGATCTTGCAATGCGTTTAGACAAAATTAGTCCAGGCGCAGGAAAAGCGTACATTACTGAATTGTTTCAAGGAACATATATTAATGGCGACGAAAAACTTATTAATAAAATGATTGCAAACTATGACAAGTTAGATCGCACAGAAGTTGGTTTACTTGCTATGAAAATTTCTTACAGTAGTTACGCAAACATTTTAAAGAAAAAAGGATTTAGTAAATTCTTGTTCTTAAAACTTGAAGGCGAAAAATCATTAGCATTTGACGTTGACGACTACGAAGGATTTTTTGAGTTCTTCAAACTTGGTTCATTAGATTGGGCAGATGGTCAAAACGGTCCAGCAGTGCAGGCATCAATGGTATGAGATATAGTGAGTTTAAATTAGTAGAATCAAAAGGAATGTTTGGCCGCAATGAAGGCGATACATTTACACACCATGACGGTCGTGAATATTCTATTGTACAAGTTGTAGCATTTCCAGATGCACAGACACAACGATTTGAATCGCCAGAACAACGCGATGAAGAAATTAAAAAGTTTGAAGCAGAACATAATTCACAAATTGAATGGGTTAATAGACCAAATACAGGAATGCTTGCATTTGGTATTGCACAGTTAGATGACCAAGATGGTAATCATGTATTTTGGGGTAGATATCTAAAATCAACATCATTTGATATGATGGGTGCTTGGCAAAACAAACAAGTTCCTGCAGGTTGGGCACTACAAACTAAAGGCGCACAAAAGTTTGCCGCAGGTTATGATCCACAAGCATTAATTAAAACAGAAAATAGATTCCAAGGCATCGACAGTATTGTTAATACTGTTGTTAAAAATGCAGACGATCAAGTTAAAGACGTATTTAAAGAAGCACTACAGAATTTAGCACAAGGTAGTGGACAAGTTGTATTTCCAGAGATGTATGAGCAACAAGCAGCCATTCGTGATTACTTTGGCGAGATTATGCAACCAGTTGCATTAATGGGCGGAGTAATTGGTGGACAAGCAGAAGATGCTCGTCGTGAATTAGCAGACGGTGCTGAATGGCGTGACTGTCAAGTTATGTGGCCAATGAGTATGAATGCCGCATTATGTGATTCGTTTATGATTGCTCCTAATGGTGCTGAAATTGGCATTAGTTCAAAAGGTGGACAAGGTGCTGCCGCAAGTGCAAAAAATCTAAATGATGCTGTTATTAAAGCACGTAAAGATGGTAAAGATATTGTAGAGCCAGGCGGCGTATCAGAATTTGCCGCACAACTTGTAGATATTATCGCAAGCAATACAGCAATAGAAGGCCCGATTGCTGTTGGTAAGTTCTTAAAGATTCCAGGTATTGACGATAACTTACAACAAGAAATCAACGAATACATTCAATCTGGTAAATCAGATTTAGACGGATTATCCCCTCAAGCACAAAAGATTGCAGAGCCGTTTGCATTTAAATTAGAAACAAAAGGCTTTAACACAGGCTATGCACTATTAAGTGCCGCAAGTAAAACTTGTGCAAAAGTTGTTAATGCAGAAGAAGTGTTTTCAAAAGGTGCTATTGCATTATTGAATCAGTCAGATATTATTCAATTATATACACACATGGGTAAAGACAAAAATGATGCTGTACTAAAAGAGTTTAAAGCAGTATATCCTCCAAGTTTCACTGGCAAGGTATGGCTCGAAGGCGGCAAGAACTACTATAGTTCACGTGTTGGCGGCAAGATGGCATTTGCTATCGGCAAGAAATAATCCCATATAACTCCTACATAATATATACCCCATATACCGATAAATATAAGTGGAGGGTAGTCTTATGAGGACAATAATAGCAACTTTAGTATTATTTTATGCAACAAGTGCAGTTGCGAGCGAGATGGTCTGGGGATTTAAAAATCCACGTTTTAGCGGACAAGGATATAGTTCGCATGTACTATCTACAGAGCAATTACAACACAATCGCAAAGAAGATATTAAAGCAAAAGCAGAAGCTGAACAAAGACGTATCGAGCGTGAACTTGAAAACACAACCCTAAACAAATTCTTAAAGAACGTAGAATCACGTATCTACGCACAAATTTCAAAGCAGATGGTAGACGCTATGTTTGCTGATTGTTCAGACTCTTGTGCTAATACAGGCACAGCAGAAATTGAAGGCTCAACTATTGTTTGGGTCAAAGCAGACGGTATGATCACTTTAACAGTTACACAAGATGATGGAACAGTTACTGAGATTAGCATACCGGCAGATGGAGATTTTAGTTTTTAATGTTGCGTATGGGATCAGTACTACTAATTATTGCTTTTCTGACTGGATGTACAGCTATGAATAGTAGCTTACAAACACTCAAAGAGGCAGAGATCTCGCCTACGGTACAAGCATCGCCTATACAACAAAGATTAGAAGATGTTCCAGAATTAGATGGAGAAACAATTACAATCGCTGTTTATAGTTTTACAGATAAAACAGGACAGCGTAAACCCAGTGACATGGTTGCTAATCTAAGCAGTGCAGTCACACAAGGCTCAGAAGCCTGGGTTATCAAAGCCTTACAAGAGGTGGGCAACGGCAAATGGTTTGAAGTTGTTGAACGTGTAGGTATGGACAATCTTATCAAAGAGCGTCAACTTATAAGACAGACACGTGAAAACTACGAAGGAGATAATGCTCCTAAACTAAAACCATTGTTGTTTGCAGGGCTCATTCTCGAAGGCGGCATTGTTGGATATGATAGCAATGTAGCAGTCGGAGGAGCAGGAGCCAGTTGGCTTGGCATTGGTGCAAGCACAGAATATAGAATCGACAACGTAACAGTGGTAATGCGTATCGTATCAGTTAGCACAGGGAAAGTGTTACTGAGTATAGCAACGGAGAAAACCATTGCAAGCCACAGGTCCGGAGCGGACGTTTTTAAGTTCCTTGATATGGGAACTCAACTGTTAGAAACTGAAACTGGTTTCTCAGTTAATGAGCCTGTCAACTATGCTGTGAGGGCGGCCGTTGAACAGGGAATCGTAGAATTAGTCTACGAAGGTCAACGAAAGGGACTTTGGAAGTTCCAGGAGGGTAAACAAAATGAAATTAAGAACGTTGATATTATTGTTGACGGCAACACTATTTCTAACTCCAGCTCTGGCGAATGATATCTATATAGAGCAAGTTGGTGACAGCTTAGATTTAGATATTACGCAAGACGGTGGAAGCAATGAGTTTGGTGATTCAACAACGGTAGTTTCACTAAACGGCGATTTAATGACGTTTAGTATAACACAACAAGGCGATAGCAACGATATTGCCGCAGTTATAAATGGTGACAGTTACACAGGTACATGGGCATTCACAGGAGACTACAACACAGTAGATTTAAAATGTGATAGCTTAGGTACAGCTGGTAGCGGAAACTGTGAAAGTGTAACACTTAATATAACAACCACAGGCGATGATAATGCTTATAAGTTTTATATCGGTGAAAACACTGACGCAGGCGGCAGCACAGTTAACTTTACTATAACTGGTGACGATAACGTAGTAGACGCTGACATCGACGGTATTGATGCAACTATTGACGTAGATGTAACTAATACATTGCCAACTAATACTACATCAATTACAAGTGCTAATGACGCAACTCTAAGCACTACTAATGGTGGTAACATCATTGATATTAATGTAGACGGTGGAGCATCAGGTGCAGGTCACGTAATTGATTTAGATCTTGATGGCGCGGCTAACGTAGTTACAATAGATCAAAGTGGTA